ATTTGGATTTTATTAACATCCATTACTTTAAGTTCATTACCTCCTACATTACGTATTAATACATCTGTAGAAAATAATCTTTTTAATCTTGAAAATAAGCCTTTATCCGCCATTTTATTTTATTTATAAATATATTATAATAACCAACTTATGTCCTCATCTTTTCCCCCTATTTTTATTGAATAAGGATTTTGAACACTATTAGCACTATACCCCCCACTATGGGAAGATTTTGTTTTTTGAATATTACCTAACGCCGCACGAGCTCCATCTAAACTTTGTTGTTGAAATTTTAATGAAGTATCTCGTAGAAACATACCAATCCCAAATGACATAACCAAGTCATCGTTATAACCGGTTTGAGCTTCTGGTCTTCCATTTTTCCAAATAAATACCTTCATTTCTTCTAATAAACGTTTTGATTGAATAGTTACTGATCTATCACCAACAAATTCCCTAAATTTGTTAATACAAAGAGGTCTTGTTCTCATAGACATTGTAAAACCAGGAACCATTTCAGAATTACCCTCATATACTCTTAAATAAGATTCTGCAGTTAATTGATCTGATTTAGGAGATTGGTATAAGTTTTTATAGTCTCTTTCTCTAATAGCATCTAAAGTAGCCCATCCTATATTAGCATTTTCGACTACTAACATAGCATTATTAAATTCAGTAGCTAAACCTGTTAAAAAATAACCAAATTCCTTTGGTGGCATTTGTCCTTTATATTCTGCTACTTGTGTATTAGTTGCTATATCCATTACATGACAAGCTGAAAAGTCTTTACCATCACCTCTAGCTACATCAGCTACTACCATATATTCTCGGGAATAATCAGCATTTTCCCAAATCCATAGATTTTGATCTACACCTCTTCTTTCTAAAGGATCTTTAATAGTAGTTTCTTTTATAAAATCAATCCACTCAGAATAAAATACTATATCACCTGAAGTAGAAAAATCACAATCACATTCTTGGGCCGCTATTCTAGGATCACCCAATAATTCATCTTGTCTATCTCTCCATTCTTGATTTCGTTCAGGATGAACATACCAAGGAAGTTTAATAGGTAAAAATTCATTTTCTTGTGATTCTGCTCTTGTCCAAGTTTGATGGAACCAATTTCCTGTACCATAAGGTGTACTTAAAGCAATACATCCACCCCCGGTTGCTAATGTTTGTTGGGCTGAGGCCCATATTTCTCCAATATTATCGATAAAAGCTGCCTCATCAATTAATAAAAGAGATACTGCTTCTGATCTACCAGCATCACTACTTGCAGATGTTGCTTTAATTTGGGATCCATTATTAAGCCGCAATGTTAATTTATTATTTTCCATTGCATCAACCTTTAACCATGAAGGTAAATTTTCATACATAAATTTTACCTTTGTAACCATATTTTTGGCTGTATCCTGTTTAGTTGCAATACAAAGTATATTTCTATCTTTATGAAATGTCATCATCCATAAAGAATAACCTGCAGTTAAAGTTGAAATACCTAATTGTCTGGATTTAAGGATTATTGAATAAGGATTATCTTTAAATAAACCTAATACTTTTTCCTGAAAGGGGTATAAACTGAATTGAATTCTACCTCGTTGTGGATGTTGAATGTAGCAGTATTTTTTCATAAAATGAACAGGATCTTTTGCGCATTTTATATATTCTTGTCTTATTATTTTTTTTAAATCTGACATCTATTAAAGTAGAGGGAATTAGTTAGGATTTCTTTTTTACCTTTTCTATTGATCTTCCTCCAAAGTAAGCACCAATTACTGTTATTAATACTAATTGTAGTAAATCTGTCCATTTTTGCTCAACAGTAAAGTTAATGGTTCCTGCATCAATGAATATCATAAGAACTGTAGAAACTACTAAAAAAATTAATATTAGGGGTCTTACATTTTTACTTAACCAACTATCACTATTCATATCTGCAGACCACCTATCAGTAATATTTTGTTCCATTTTAGCTTCATGTTCTGCTATTAAAGCTTTTATTTTTCTTTCTGCATTTAGTTTTTCTTCTTTAGATGTATGTAAGTTATCTATAACTCCACCTACACCCTTTACTAAATCAGCAGCCCCACTTGAAAATAAATTTGATAATATACTCATAATTATAATTTTATAACATTGATTCTAACTCTTTTTTTATATTAGTTAGTTTTAATAATTTATCTCTTAATTTTTGTTTTTCTTCACCTTCTGATGATTTCCATTTATTAACTGTAGATTTCATCTCCTTAGCTGTTTGTTGTAATTTATTAGCAATTGTAGATACTGAGTCTTTTGAGGCTCCTTTTAATTGGGACTTTGTAGGTTCATCATCTTCTTCAGTTAAATTAACATCTATTCCTTTTTTAGCTAACTTTTCTGCTTCACTAGCATCATCAGTTGTTATAGTACCTTCTTCACTTAATATTTCTATAATTTCTTCTTTAATTGAAGATTTTAATTCTGATTTTTTCATTATAATTTATTTTATTATAAATATTATAGAAAAATTGCTTGTTTAACTTGTTTTATACGTTCCTCAGTTGTGCCACTAATAGTAATAGTATTACTCCTAAACATTTTAATAATTGATTTAATTTTTTTATCAATAGCTGTTCTATATTTTGTGTCTGTTTCTCTAACACCATTATCTTCTATTTCTACCCCATTAGGAGAAATATAGAATAAATAATCATATTCTTTTATTAGATAAAATAAAGTAGCATTTAAATAATGTTTATGGGCAGAATCCATAGATTCTGATAGTTCACAAAAAGCCATTACATCAACAACAGTTCTATCAGTAATAATATTTTCCTGCATTAATTCACTTGCTCGTTCAGCTGCAAATACTAATTGGCCTTTTAAAGTTGAATCTGTATTTAAAGGTATACCCATTTCCATAAGATACTTTGAACGCTCTGTTCTAAAAGTATAATCTTTAAATTCTGGTAATTTTTTTAATGCTTTTACTAATGTAGTTTTTCCTACACTCATTGTACCACAAAATCCTATTTTCATAACTAATTTTTTATTATAATATACAAACTAATTCCTGTGAGTCATACCTTTAGGAGCAGGTTTTTTATACCAAGGTAAACCTTCTCTTCCTTTTTTAATTTCATTCCACGTCTCATAATCATATTCAATGCCATTTAAATAATATTCTTTTCTTTTTTGTTCAGCATTGATTAGTGCTGGTTCTTCTATGCTGTGGAGTTTGTTCATTCCGTTACATTCTAAACATAACATAGTAGTAATAGATCCATCCTCTTCTTTTTTACGGAATTTTCTATTCTTAATATGCTCATTCATATTTACTTTAGACTTCGCCATTTCTTATTTATTTAATTTATTAGTATTTTCTTTAGGCATTGTTAATCCACCTATAGTATGTATTTTATCATCTTCTTTAGACCATGGTCCTTGTTTATCTGCATGTTCTAAAAATTCATTTATAGCATTACTCATTGATAGTAATTGCTCTGCTACTAACGTACCATGAGCTCCTGAAACTGATATACCTCTTGCACTTAAAGCATCACCTACAAAATGTACATTTGGGTATTTAGTTAATGATAAATCTTCATAATTTACTAATGGCTCCGGAGCTAAGTATTTAACTTCAGGTACATATATTCCCCAATCATCTTTTAATGTTGGAAATATTTTTTTCATATCATTAATAAAATCTTCTATATAACTGTAATATCCTTGAAATGCATCTTTAACTACATCTAAATTATCAATTTTAGTAGCTGATACATCTATACCTTCTGATGTTGTAGATGGTTCTCTAGTTGGACTATAAAATAAACCTGTACTATTTTCTTGTACTTTATTTACTAATTCTCTTGCCCATTTAAATGGCTCTTTAATACCTTTAATTTCCATTAATATGCCAAAATTAGTCATATCATTTCTAAATGCCTTATCTTTTTTAGCATGCCCGTTGTAACTATGATTACCATATGTTTCTTCAACTGCTACATAAGCTGCATTATTATTTGTGCAAAATGATCTTAAACTAACTTTATCATCTTTTCTATATAATTTAAAATCATATGCTATGTCAATTAATTTTTGAAAATGTTTTTGTGGTGCTTCAAATCTAACACCTACTTGAGCTGGTTTTTCTTCTGTTGGTAAATTATATTTTTGCATTATATTTGAAGTAAAATCAATTCCTGATTTACCCACACCAAAAATAAGCGTATCATATTTTAAGGTTTCATGATGCACCCATTTTAAATCCCCAGGTAGTTCAGCACTATCCATTTCTGCTATTTGTGGGTAATGTACTGTTTGGTTTTCAAAATCAATATCTTCTACTTTAGTCTCCCAAATAAATTCTACACCTTTAGATACTAAATAATCATACCAACTTTTACCTATTTCATGTAAATAATCAGTACCAATATGCCATACCGGAAATAATCTTAAACCAAAATACGGTTTAATAAAATCAGGTTCTTCTGTTGGATTTGATAATATAATTTGCTCTGGATGAGGATGAAATCTTCTAAAATTATCAACAACTTGTTTCATTAACTCCATTGCTTTATCTTCACCTACATATTTAGATAATTGACCCCCAATTTGTGTTGAGTAAGTTAATTTACCATCTGACCAACCACCTGCTCCTAAGTAACCTGTCATTACTTCTTCATAAGGTCTTAAATATGGATCTTTACCCATATCAATAATGGTAATTTTACCTTGATAATTATTATCTACTAATTTAGTAGCAGCATTTATACCTGCTACTCCTGCTCCTACAATTACTACATCTTTGTTCATCTATATTTAAATTTTATATATTAATATACGAAAAAAAAATGTGACCTCCAAATTGGAGGCCACAGATCTCTTTAAATTTTACAAAACACTCGGCTATGAATCGAGCTATAAGTTATTAACAGTTGCAACAATTGCATTTGCAACTTGTTCCACATTTACATTCTTGACAATTACACATAATTTTAGTTTTTTAATTAATATTTATTTTAACTAGGATCAAAATCAGCAGCATAAGATGCTTCTATTCCTTTTTCTTTTAGTTCATCTATTATTTTATCCAATATATCTTCATCATATCTCCTTGGCATTTGTATATCAATACCTAAATCTTTAAAATATTCTTCTATATCTTTATCAAAACTTAATTTTTTTATTTGTTTACCGTCTTTATAAAAATACATTCCATAAAAACGAAATCCTGGGTCTGTATATGATATTGAAATTTTATCTACGTCATTAGCTAACGCCTCAGCTAAATATTGTTTTTTATAAAAAGAATGTATGTTAA